TTTGATTTACAAAGACAACTAATTAAACACTTTGATTTAGAAATGTTAAGAGATAATGCTAAAGATAAAGTAATTGAACTTTCTAATAATTCTACTATTCGTATGGGGTCAATCAATCAGGTTGATTCAGTAGTTGGTAGAAGTTATGACTTAATTATTTTTGATGAAGCAGCACTAACTGATGGTAGAGATGCTTTCAATGTGGCACTAAGACCTACACTTGATAAAGATAATTCAAAAGCAATATTTATATCTACTCCTAGAGGTAGAAATAATTATTTTGCTGAATTTTATCACAGAGGATTTAGTGATGAGTTTCCTGAGTGGTGTTCTATAAAAGCTACTTGGCATGAAAACCCGAGAGTATCTGAACAGGATATTATTGAAGCAAAGAAAGGAATGTCAGAGGCTGAGTTTGCTCAAGAATATATGGCAGACTTTAATGTATTTGAAGGTCAAGTATGGTCGTTTAATCATGAAGAATGTGTAGCAGACTTATCTGAGTTTGATACTTCAAAGATGGACGTATTCGCTGGACTTGATGTTGGGTATAAAGACCCTACTGCATTCTGTGTAATAGCGTATGATTGGGAAGAAGAAAAATTTTACTTAGTAGATGAGTATCTAAATAGTGAACGAACTACTGAACAACATGCTGCAGAAATAAGTAAAATGATTGACAAGTGGGATATTGACTATATTTATATTGATTCTGCAGCACAACAAACAAGATTTGACTTTGCACAAAATTATGATATTAGCACTATAAACGCTAAAAAATCAGTACTAGATGGTATAGGTCATGTTGCAGGAGTGATAGATAATGATAAACTTATTGTAAATCAAACTTGTCGTGAATCACTCATGGCATTAGACCAATATCAGTGGGACCCAAACCCTAATTTATTAAAAGAAAAGCCGAAGCATAATCAAGCATCGCACATGGCTGATGCAATTCGATATGCCCTGTATACATTCGAGACTACAGCGACAAGTTTTTAAGACCCCTATCAAAAATAACATTTGACATTATATGTTATTTTTGCTATAATTCTAAAAAGAGTAAAATAATGAATTTAAAGAGAGATTTGGTTAAATATGTTCGAGACAAAGCTAAATCAAGATACCGTAAGAATAATAAATGTTATATCTGCGGTGAAACCGAAAATTTAGATTTTCATCACTTCTTTGGACTGACAGAACTTTTAGAGCATTGGATTCAGAAACAAGGTATAAAAGTTGAAACTGAAGAAGATATATTAAGTGCTAGGGAAATATTTATAGAAAAGCACGAAAAAGAACTTTACGATGAAGCTGTGACGCTGTGCCATATGCATCATTTACGATTACACTCAATTTATGGAAAACGACCTAAATTAGTCACGGCAATGAAACAAAAAAGATGGGTTGAAAAACAGAGAGTAAAATATGGCGTGGTATGACAGATTTTTAGGTATTGAGAGAGAGGAAAAATTAAATCCTTCTCAATATACTATTGCAAGAGACGAAGGTCTCTCTGTAGATACTCGTGAAATAAAATCAAACTATCGTTCAGCGTATGAAGCACTAGAAGTAGTAAATAGAGCTGTAAATATGATAGTTGATGATGTAGCAGAAATACCTTTCTCTGTTAATGCAAAGTTAAGAGGAATGACACCTGTTGCAAAAGATATTAGAAGGTCAAAAGTAGATATACTACTTAATAGAGCACCAAATCCTTTTCAAGATGTTAGTGCTTTTAAAAGAAATTTAATTATCGACCTAATAATAGATGGAAACATATTTATCTACTATGATGGTGCACACCTTTACCATTTACCAGCAGATAAAGTTAAAATCTATACTGATGATAAAACTTTTGTAGAAAAATATGAATTTGATTCAACGATAGAATATTCAGTCAATGAGATAATTCATATAAAAGAAAACAGTTTTAATTCAATTTATAGAGGAGTACCAAGATTGAAACCAGCGTACAGAACAATGGTTCTCTTGGACAATATGAGAAGTTTTCAAGATAACTTCTTTAAAAATGGAGCAGTCCCTGGATTAGTATTAAAAAGTCCAAATACTCTTTCTGAAAAAATAAAAGAAAGATTGTTACAAGCTTGGAGCATGAGATATAATCCTAAAACTGGAGGTAAAAGACCTTTAATTCTTGATGGTGGACTTGAAGTTGATGATTTAACTAAAGTAAACTTTAAAGAATTAGACTTTCAAGAATCTTGCAAAGCAAATGAAAAAGTTATACTAGAAGCACTAGGAATACCACCAATCCTTATGGACGGTGGTAATAATGCTAATATTAGACCGAATCATAGGCTTTATTACTTAGAAACTATATTACCTATAGTTAGAAAAGTAGCATACGCTTTTGAAAGATATTTTGGTTTTGAACTTGCGGAAGATGTAACCAGAATCCCTGCGTTACAACCTGAGTTGAGAGACCAAGCCGCCTACTATGCAACTCTTGTTAATACAGGTATTATTAGCCCGAATGAAGCAAGAGAAGCACTAGGCAAAGAACCAGTTGATGGATTTGATGAACCAAGAGTACCAGCTAATATAGCAGGTTCTGCGGTAAATCCCGAAGAAGGTGGAAGACCACCACAAGACGAGGAGAATATAGATGGCGAATCCTAAAATGAAAACATTAACAACTCTTGGCGAGTATTTTAAAAAGAAAGGAAAAATTCTTTCTATTTCAGAATACCAAGCACAAGATGACGCTCCTGTTAGAGTACAAATAGTTAAAAGAACTTTTAACTCTTGGGCTCGTATGGTCAGCATGTTAAATTACAACTTACCTGAAGTGGTAGATGCAATTAACAAACCAAAAGCTGCACCAAAGAAAACAGTTGCAAAAGCTACTAAAAAGAAAGGTGATTAATTATGAATAAAATATTTCATTATACTTCTACTTTTAAAAGTTTAGGCGAACAAGATGATGGTAGTATCGACATTAAAGGGTCTGCTAGTACCAACGGTCTTGACAGAGCTGGAGATATTATCGAGGCAGATGCTTGGACTAAAGGTGGTTTAGAAAACTTTAAAAATAATCCTATTATATTGTTTAATCACGATTACAATAAACCTATTGGAAGAGCAACAGGTTTAGAAGTGAATGACAAAGGATTAGATATCTCAGCGAAGATATCTAAAGCAGCGGGCGATGTTAAAGATTTAATTAAAGATGGTGTCCTTGGAGCTTTTTCTGTTGGTTTCAGAGTGAAGGACGCTGATTATATGACCGAAACCGACGGATACAAGATAAAGGACGCTGAACTTTTCGAAGTTTCTGTAGTATCAGTACCTTGCAATCAGGGAGCAACATTCTCTCTAGCAAAGTCTTTTGATAATATGGACGACTATGAGGAGTTTAAGAAGAATTTTGTAAAGGCTAACTCAATGGACTCAGCAGACGCTGTTGAAATTGAGCAGCCAAGCGAGGAGAAATCCTCAATTTTGGAGAAAAATATGTCTGAAGACAATAAAACAACTCCTGAAGGCTTTGACCTTGAAGCATTTGCAAAACAAGTAGCAGAAGATACTGCTGCTAAGATTGCTATGCAACAAGCTGAGCAGAAAGCAAAAGAAGCTGCTGAGGCGGAAGAAAAATCTGTTGAGGAAGCTGAAGTGAAGGCTGCTGAAGAAGCAAAGCAGGAAGAACAGAAAACAGTTGTAACATCAGTTATGACTGGAGCAGAAAAGCTAATTTCTGATGTTGAAGATAGAGTTCTTAACAAGCACGAAGATTTAGAGACTGTAATTAAGTCTTTAGAGTCTGAATTAAAAGACAGAAGTGCTGAAATAGAAGCTATGAGAGAATCTAAAAGGGTTTTCTCTGACAGAGGAAATAGTGACTGGAGAAAAGCATTTGAAGGCGACATTATGGACGCAAAAATGCTAGGTCTAGCTACTGGAAAAGGTTTTGAAACTGACCTTGCAAAATCAGTAATGGAAAAAGTTAACGCCATGTCTGGTGTTGGTGTTTCATCTGCTGACTTTGAGCAAGTTGTTTCAACTAACATTGAAAGAGATATCCAGAATGAATTAGTATTAGCACCTCTATTTAGAGAAATACCAATGACTTCTGCAACTCAAATCATTCCAATCCTACCTGACTCTGGTTACGCAGAATTTACTGCTAACCAAGCTGCTAGTGGTAGTTCACCACATGGTAACTTAGCTCAGAGAGGAGACGCATACAACCCAGGTTCAGCGGGTGGTATCGATATGACTGAGAGAACACTCTCAACTAAAAAATTAATCTCTACTTCCTTTATAGGAAATGAAACTGAAGAAGATGCAATCTTGCCTATTCTTCCGTTAATTAGAGAGTCAATGGTTAGGTCTCACGCTAGAGCAATTGAAAACGCTATCTTAGTAGGAGATGACGCTGATGGTGCATTCGGAACTTCTGGAGCATCTTTTGAAGGACTTTGTCACTTAGCGGCAAACGATTCAAACACTACACAGCCAAGTGGTACATTTGCTGCTACTGACGCTGTTACTGCAGCTGACTTACTAAGCTTAAGAAAAGCAATGGGTAAATATGGTGTTAACCCAAGTGAAGTAGTTTACATAGTATCTCAAGATGTGTACTATGACTTGTTAAACGACGCTGAGTTCCAAGATGTGAACTTAGTTGGTGACATGGCTACTAAGCTAAGTGGTGAAATCGGGCAAGTATTTGGTTCAAGAGTACTTATCTGTGATGAATTCGCTGCTAAAGCTCACTCTAAATTTAACTCTGTAGCTGTATACCCAAGAAACTACGTAATGCCTAGATTAAGAGGTGTTACAGTAGAATCTGACTACGATGTCGCAAACCAAAGAAGAGTCCTAGTGGCTTCTCAAAGAATAGGTTTCTTAGACCTAATCGATGGTGCTGACTCAGTACAAGCTCTTAAATACAAATCTAACTAATAGATTGATATGGCTCGAGGGGAGCCTTATCCCCTCACTTATAATTATGGCAGTATCACAAGGCGGAACAAATTTGATAACATTAGCACAGTACAAAGATTTTGCTGGGCTCAATGGCGTGTCGGAAGATGCGAAATTGAATGTTATCATTCCGTCTGTGAGCCAAGCCGTAAAAACATATTGCGGAACTTCGTTTGTAGACTTTTATAGCTCTGCTAAAACGGAGTTCTTCGATATAAAAGATAATCATACTACTGCAATAATGCTAGATGAAAGTCCAATAGTAAGTATAACTTCAGTACAAGAAAGAGACGGACAAGCCAGTGCATATGTGACCCTCATATCCGAAAATTCTGATGGTAGTGGCAAATATGAATATACTGTAGATGAAGAAACTGATACTATTTTTAGAACTGAAGATACTGCTGATAAAGCTTTTCCGAAAGGAAGAAAAGCAGTAAAAGTAGTTTACAAAGCAGGATACGCAAGTACTCCTGGAGATTTAAAACTAGCACTTTTTGACTTAGTAAAATATTACTTAAAAGATGAAAGAAAAGAAAGACTTTCTATAAGTGGAGCTCAGATTAGTAACCAAGTTACTACCAGCCTAAGAGAAAACATTGG